GCCGACACCCGCGTCCGCGGCATCGTCGGCGACTTCCAGAACGGCATCCGCTGGGGCGTCCAGCGGGAGCTGCCCGTGGAGATCATCCGGTACGGCGACCCGGACGGCCAGGGCGACCTCAAGCGCAAGAACCAGATCGCTCTGCGCCTCGAGATCGTCTACGGCTGGTACGTCTTCGCGAACCGCTTCGCGGTCATCGAGGAGGCGGCAGCGTGACCCAGTTCAAGACGGAGCACGGCGTGATCGTCGACGTCGACGACGAGCTCGCCGCCCGCATCGGCGGGAAGTGGAAGCCGGTCGGCGCCGACGAGCAGCCGGAGGGCAACCCCGATGCCTCGTGGACGCTGCCGCAGCTCAAGACGTTCGCGTCCGAGCACGGCATCGACCTCGGTGGCGCGAAGACGAAGCCGAAGATCCTCGCGGCGATCACCGAGTCGGACTCCTCCGACGAGGACGACAACGAGGAGACCGACGAGGACGACGAGTCCTCGGACGAGTGAACGGAAGGGGGCGGTCATGACCGTCGAACTCGCGAAGATCGCGATCGAACTCGGTCGGGCCGCCCCCGACCCCGACACTGCTCTCGCCGAGCAGTGGCAGATGTGGATCGATGACGCCGAGATGCTCATCGAGGACCGCGCTGTCGAACTCGGCAAGGAGATGCCCAGCCAGAAGACGGTCGACTACGTCGTCCGCCAGGCGGTCGTCAAGCACATCCGCAAGCCGGACGACGCTACGCAAGTCACCGTGTCCGTCGATGATGGCTCCTCGTCGAAGACCTTCCAGTCCGGGCAGGGGCGCGTCGTCATCCTCGACGAGTGGTGGACGCAGCTCGGCCTCGCGAAGCCGACCAGCGGCGCGTACGCGTTCGACACTGCCCCCGGGCGCGGGTCCCGGCACATGCCCTGGTGCAACCTCATGTGGGGCGCCGCCTATTGCTCGTGCGGCGCCGACATCGCCGGCACCCCGATCTACGAGAATCGGCCATGACAGACCTCGGCGCGGACATCGCCGCAGCACTCCCCGATCTCCGAGCCGCCGCGGAGTCGAAGATGGTCGACACCTGCACCATCGTCGCCATCACCACGACCGGCGACCCAGACCCCGCGACGTCGCTCCCCGCCGAGCAGCGGACCACGATCTACGCCGGCAAGTGCGAGTACCGCGCCGCCGACACTCAGGCGCGCAGCGTCGATTCCGCTGGCCGCCAGCTGGTGCAGCAGGGCGCGACGCTGAAGCTCCCGGTCGATGCCCCCGGCTCCGCCGCGGTTCGCGTAGGGCATGTCGCAACCATCTCGCTCGCCACGAACGATCCGACGGCGGACCCCGTCGTGGTGACCGTGTCCGGCACGCACCAGCAGACCTACGCGACCGCTCGACGACTCCCCGTGGAGGTGACCAGCAGTGGCTGACGGCATCACGATCGACACCTCCGATTTCGACCGGGCCATCGCGCAGCTCGCGCAGCTACCCGAAGAGGCGCGCCCGCTCATCCGCAAAGCGGTGCAGGTGAACGTCACGAAGGTCAAGGCAGCGTGGCGCGACAAGCTGCAGGGCACGCCCTCTGCCCCTCGTGTGCCGTACTCGATCACGTACGACACGAAGGAACTCGCCGGGGGCGTCGAGGCCGAGATCGGCGCGACGAAGGGCACGGGCAACCAGGGCGGCGTCGCGCTGCTCCTCGAGTACGGCGCTCCGAACAACCCGTCCCATCTGCCGGCGCACGGCTACGGCCTTGCCGCGCTTCAGGAGAACGTCGAAGACCTCGAGTTCGGCGTTGGCCAGGCACTCGACGACGCCGTGAAGGCGGTCGGTCTGTGAGCGAGTACGGCGAGACAGTCGCGCTGCGCGAGCTGATCGAGTCGGTCCCGCAGCTCATTGGTCGTGTCGGCGTCGGTTCAGCGCCGAAGACCGCTGACGGCACCCCGATCACCCCGCCGTACGCCGTGCTTACTGGCGCGAACGAGGCGACCGCCACCGAGCGGTTCTCGAGTCCGATCGCCGTGCGCCGTCCGTCGTGGATCGTCCATGCGGTCGGGACTACCGAGCTCGGCGCCGTGCAGGTCCTCGACTGGATCGACGGACGTCTGCGGCCCGGCGGCCGCGGAGCAGTGCCCGTCGTGCCCGGGCGGAGCACCAAGCCAATCACCCGTCTCGAGCGTCCGGGCAACGCCGAGGACGACGCCGCGCAGCCGACGGTCTGGTACGCCATCGCCGTCTACGGCTTCGAGTCGAACCCCGCCCGACCTACCACCTGAGAAGGAGACCCGCTCATGCGAGAGAAGCCCCTCGTCGAGAAGGTCGACGTCGTGATCGGTCAGGACGGCGACGAGCGCCTCGTGACCGTCGCGAAGGCGACCGCCGACCGTTGGCCCGACGTCTACCGGCCCGCGGAGACCGCAACCGGGAAGCCGACTGCCGCCGCGAAGCGAGCCGTCGACGACACCGACGAATCACCCGAGGACGCCAACGCGGCCAGTGCCAAGCCGCGGCGCCCCCGAGCGAAGAAGTCGCCGGCAAGCAAGGACACCGGCCCGAAGTCGCCGGACGAGCTGCCCGCGGCCCCCAACACGTCCCCGGCGACCGCCGTGGCCGACACCACCGCCGGTGACGCCGGCGTGACCACGGAAGGAGTCACGTCGTGACTCGCAGTCTCATCCTGCCCCCGAGCGTCGACGTCGACGGGAACTTCGCCCTCCTCGCCGCTCCGAAGTCCGCCATCACGACCTGGCCGCCGACGCTGGCCGATCTCAAGGCGGCGACCACGATCGACATCACCTACTCGCTCACCACGGACGGGTGGAACCACGGCAAGTCGCAGGACACCACCACGGACCCGCGCTTCGCACTCCGTCAGGTGCTCGGCGGCTTCGGCCCCACCACGCACACGGCGTCGCTGACGTACGTGTACGGCGGCGAGGAGGACGAGGCCGACCCGCTGCTGCAGGAGGGCGAGGAGTACATCCTCTTCGCTCGCTACGCGACGCCGTGGGAAGAGGAGTTCACGGCGACCGACAAGTGGGACATCTTCCACGTCATCGCCGGCACGAAGGTCCGTAACACGGCCTCCGGCAACAAGTTCACGAAGACGCAGGCCCTCGCGCCGCGTCGGAACGTGCTCGAGGACTACACGCTCGCCGCGTAGCACCTCCACCACGTGCGGGCGGCGGTCCATTCCGGGAGCCGCCGCCCGCACCCCTTCGAACACTCATCCCGGAACATCCCGGAAGGATCATCATGGGCAACATCGCAAGGGCCCGCGCGGGCTACAAGCCGCCGACAGGCACCGTTCAGATCGTGCTCGACGTCGAGCTCGCGAAGGAGCGGAAGCTGCTCCTCGACCGCATCGACGAAGCCCGTGCTGAGGCACAGGGACGTCTCGTGACGCCGAAGCTGAAGAAGCTGAACGCCGAGCTCGAGACCCTCACCGAGCGGGAGCGCGAGCACGTCCACAAGCTCCGCATGACGAAGCTGCCGGGCGTCGAGTGGGGCGACCTCGCCGACAAGTACCCGCCGCGGATGGACGTGCAGTTCGACCTCGACCTCGGCTATAACCACCACGCCGTCGCGCTCGTCGCCGCCCGCATCAGCACCGTCGAGATCGTCGACGCTGGCGAGGACGAGGCAAAGGAAGTCCCCCTCGACGACGAGGACTGGGACACCATCCTCGAGATCGCGTCCGGCTGGGACATCAGCAACATCGTGAACCTGCAGATCAACCTCAACGTGCTGCAGGCGTCGAACCGTCTCGGGCGGCTGAAAAAAGACTGACCGAGGACCCCGAGCTGCGGGCCCTGGTGACGCTGTCACGCGACACCGGACGGTCCGTCCGCAAGCTGCAGGGGTGGGAGCCGTCCCAACGCACCGTGTACGAGCACGACGCGCAGGGGCGGCTCTCGTCGTCCACCACGACCCTCGAACCCGAGTTCGGTCCGACTGACATCGAATGGCTCACCGCGCTCCTCGAAGTGGAGCGAGAGACGGGCAGCCACGGCTTCCTGATCTCCGAAGCCACCGATCCGGACGCCGACCCTGATCTGCCGGACTCCCACTTCCGGTTCGTCGCCGGCACACCGCAGACGTCGCCAGAGGGCGACCTCGTCTTCTCGCCGACGTACGACCTCGCCGAGCGCGCCAAGGCCCACTTCATCTCTGACCTCCGCAAGGAGGACAGGGACCCGCATGCCGGGCTGATGGTGCCCGTGCACCGCGTTGCTGTGCAGCCGAAGCGGTCGCGCGTGCGAAAGCGCCGCGACAGCACACCTCCTCCTACCGACTGACGCCCCGCCAGGGCAGGAAGCAGGTGCCCCGTGGGGTTCGGATCCGACCGCAGTGTCAAGCTCACCGTCGGCGCGACGATGGACGGGTTCGTCAACGAGCTCGACCGCGGCACCCGTGCAGGGCAGCAGTGGTCGAAGTCGCTCGCTGCGAACGCGAAGCAGGCCGCGGTCGCGATCCACGGTGTGAAGAACGAGGCCAAGGAGGTGGCGGTCCCTCTCCTCGCGATCGGGACCGTCGCCGCCGCCGGGGTCGCCTACGCGGTCAAGAGCTACGCCGACTTCGACGAGAAGATGTCGTCGGTCAAGTCGCTGTCCCACGCGACCGCAGACGAGCAGCGGCAGCTCAAGCAGGCTGCCCTCGAAACCGGCACGGCGATCGGTTACTCGGCGACGCAGGCCGCCGACGCGGAGATCGAGCTCGTCAAGGCTGGCGTGCAGGCCAACGACATCTACGGCGGGGCGCTGTCCGGGTCCCTGAAGCTCGCCGCCGCGGGACAGATTGACGTCGCCGACGCGACCTCGATCGCCGCGTCGACGATGGTGCAGTTCGGCCTCAAGGGGCGTGACGTGACGCACATCGCCGACCTGCTCGCCGCTGGCGCGGACAAGGCCCTCGGTGGCGTGTCCGACCTCGGTGAAGGCCTGAAGTACATCGGTCCCGTCGCCGCGTCGTCGAACGTCTCGCTCGAGCAGACCGTCGGCACGATGTCGCTCCTCGCGCAGAACGGCATCCTCGGGCAGCAGGCCGGAACGGGCCTCCGCGGTGTGCTGCTCTCCCTGACCGCGCCGTCAAAGATCGCGGCCGACACGATGAACGAGTACGGGATCAGCGTCTACGACGCGCAGGGCAAGTTCGTCGGCTTCAACGGCGCCGCCGAGCAGCTGCACAAGCGACTCGGCACTCTCGGCGACGCCGAGCGTGACGCCGCCCTCGGCCGCATCTTCGGCAACGAGCAGATCACGGTCGCCACGATCCTCATGAATGGCGGCGCGGAAGCCGTCGACAAATGGACGAAGTCCGTCAACGAGCAGGGCTTCGCCACGGAGCAGGCGCTCGGCAAGATGGACAACCTCAACGGTGATTTAACCAAGCTGAAGGCCACCTTCCAGACCGCCGCAATCGTCACCGGTGAGGCCGCTGATGGGCCGTTGCGGTCCGCGGTCCAGGTCGTCACCGACCTGCTCGACGTGTACAACCAGGCCCCAGGCGCCGTGCAGGGCGTGGTCCTCGGCGTCGGTGTCCTCACGGCCGCCGTCGCGCTGAGCAGCGGCACCCTCCTGATCGCCGTTCCGAAGGTCGTCGAGTTCGGCAAGGCGCTGCAGGTGGTCGCCGCGTCGAACATCCCTGGCTTCTCGACCGCCGCTGGGGGCGCACTGAAGGCCACCTCCGCGCTCGGCCGAGGCCTCGGGGCTGCGGCGACGTTCGCGACCGGTCCATTCGGCCTCGCGTTCGCTGCGGCCGCGCTGGCGATCCACACCTTCGACATGGCAGCGTCCTCCGGCGCTGCGTCGCAGAAGGAACTCGAGTCCGCGATCACGCACACCGTGTCAGCGGCGAAGCTCCTCGAGCTGGCCGGCCAGCGGTCGGACCTGTCGAAGTTCCTCGTCGGCGATGTCGCCGGGCAGCTGAAAGACATCCCTGCACTGCTCGACCGGACGACGGACGGATGGGCTCAGTTCTACTCGATGGTCTCGATCGGCGGGGCTTCTGCGGACCAGAAGACGCAGCAGGCGCTGAAGTCGCTGCGCGCTGTCGGGACCGAGCTTGGGCAGGTCGCGGAGGTCAATGCTCCGGCTGCGGCGAAGGCGTTCAACCAGATTGTCGACAGCCAGAAGCTGAGCAACGACCAGGCGCAGAAGCTGCTGAGCGGTCCGTTCTCGGACTACAAGTCCGAGCTGATGAACCAGGCAAACGCGCTCGGCATCGCCACCGACAAGACGAATCTGATGCTCCTGGCAACGGGGCAGTACGACGAGGCAGCGTCGAAGGCGAAGGACCCGACGAAGGAGAACGCGGACGCGCTCGACGAGCTGAAGACGTCGGGTGAGGGGGCTGCGCAGGCCATCGAGGACACCGCGAACGCGCTGAAGAACCTGACCTCGCCGACCCTGGACGCCCGCGACGCCAAGCGCCAGTTCCAGGCCGCGGTCGACGCCGTGACGGCTTCCGTGAAGGAGAACGGCACGACGCTCGACATCTCGACGGAGAAGGGCCGCAGCAACCAGGCGGCTCTCGACGGGATCGCGCAGTCTGCGGAGAACGCTGCTGGGGCGATCTACACGCAGACGGGGTCGCAGGAGCAGGCAACCGCGGCGATGGAGCAGGGCCGCAACGAGCTGATCGCGGCCCTGGGCCAGTACGGGATCACCGGTCAGGCGGCGCAGGACTACGCGGACAAGATCATCGGCACGCCGACGGACTGGGCGACGCTGTTCACGAACACGGCTCCGGCCGCGGGCGAGAACGTGTCGTCCTACCAGCAGAAGATCAACGCGCTGCCTCGCGAGAAGCAGACGGAGATCAAGGCGGCTACCGCGGTCGCGCAGGAGGCGCTGCAGAACGTCGCAAACACGCTTCTCGGCATCCCGGCGCAGAAGACGATCACGATCACCACGAACCACGTGGACGTCGCGACCTCGAGCAACACCAACGGCATCTTCAAGAACGGGAAGGCAACCGGCGGCCAGATCGTCGGGCCGGGCACCGGCACTTCGGATGACATCCCGATCTGGGCGTCGAACGGCGAGTGGATGATCCGTGAGTCCTCGGCCTCGATGTACGGGCCGCAGATCATGCACGCCATCAACCAGGGGCTCCTGTCGAAGCAGCAGCTCATGGCGTCGATGGCGAGCGCCCGCGGGTACGCCTCTGGCGGGCAGATCACTCGGTCGTCGTACGCGCCAGCCCGCACGCCTGTCGTGGTTGTCCCGTCCGGCGGCGGGTACGACGGCCCTCTCGTCGGGAACCTGACGGTCCCGGTCCCGGCCGACGCGACGGTGAAGCAGACCGTCGACGAGGTCATGTTCGCGTTCCGATCGAAGGTCAGGGGAGGGCGCTGATGAGTGACTTCTGGTCGATGCGTCACTCCGGCGGGCGGACGGAGTTCTCCGACGATTCGGGGATCTTCCTCCGTGCCCATCCCCAGGTCGGTGACGCGAACCGAGCGGTCGACGACCTGTCCGCTGCGGACGGCGACGGGAACCTGTTCGGCGCGGACTCGATCGCCGGTCGCACCGTCGCGCTGTCGTTCGGCGTCGACGGTGCGACCGCTGCGGAGACTCGATCTCGGTATGAGACCCTCGCCGCGCTGTGGAGAGCGGACTCGATCCGTTCGAAGCCGGGTGCCACCTTCGAACTGGTCGCTCCGAGCGGCAGGGCGGCGATCGGCCGTCCACGCCGAATCGCGCCGTCGGAGTTCCGCCTTCTGCACTACCCGCCGGCGATCGACATCGAAGCGGACTTCGAGACCGCCGACGACCTCTGGTACGCCGACCAGCTCGAGCGAATCGTCACGCTCGGCACGATCGGCGTAGGCGCGATCGAGGTGCCGATGTCGGTCCCCGTGCCGAGCACGCCGCCCACGGAACGCCCCCAGGGTTTCACCGTCGGCGGCAGTGTCGACACCTGGGGAATTTTCACCGCGTTCGGGCCGATCTCGGCACCTGAGATCGAGATTCCCGGCGTACTTCGGTACTCGTTCTCGCGGCTCACGCTCGCGTACGACCAGTGGATCCAGGTCGACACCCGACCTTGGCGACGAACCATCCTCCGGAACGACGGCGCACCCCTCGGCGGCGCGCTCGACTCGTCGTCCTCGCTGCTCAGCGAGGGCGGCCTGCCGCCGGGCGCGCACCAGCTCGTCCTTCGCGGCTCATCCCCCACCGGCACACCACGCGCGTCCGTCCGCTGGCGCGACGCGTTCACGACCCCGTAGGAGCGACCATGAGCAGCAACTGGGACTCGGCGCCGTGGGCGATCCGCGGCACCAAGATCAGCGAGAACGTCCTCCGGGCGATGCTCTACGCGGCCACGAATGGCGCGGAGGGCGTGGTCGGCATCAACGACCTCAAGGTGCTCCCACAGCCCGCGCCGACGGGGCAAGTGCGCATCGTGAAGGGCGGCGCGCTCGTCCGGAACCGCGCTGCCGGTCAGGAGCAGGAGACGTACGGCTGCCGCCTCGGCGTGACCGACTACGTCAACATCGCGAAGACCGGGTCCGCTGGTGGCCGCACGGACCTGATCTACGTGAAGATCAACGACCCGTGGGTGCCCGGCTCGAACGTCGACCAGCCCGAGGACCCGGCGACGTTCCAGTACGTCGAAACCGGCGTGCTCTCGAACGTCTCCCGGTACACCCGCGAGCTGCAGGACGTCACCGGCTTCGAGAACGCCACCGGGTACGCAATCGCCCGCGTCACCCTCCCGGCGAACACCGAGGCGGTCACCGCAGCGATGATCGAGGATCTCAGAGCGGTCGCGAACCCGCGGAAGGACCGGCAGCCGAACGCGTACGCCATGTTCTCGTCGCAGACGCAGCACATCACGACGACGTCCGGGGCCGGGCAGCAGTTCCCCGACTTCACCGCGAACTGGCGCGTCGACGTGCCTGAATGGGCGACGAAGGCCGTAGTCGTGGCGACGTGGGCGCAGGCACAGGCGAAGAACGACAAGAACCAGTCCGCCACCGGCCAGCTCTGGGCTCGCCTCGGCGGCCTCGACGACGCCGCGTCGGTCAACACGCAGGAGAACAGCTGGGACACCGTCGACACGCCCCTCAACGGAACGTCCCGGCAGACGTTCCAGGTCACGGACACCGTCCTGATTCCCGAGGGCCTCCGCGGCCGGTCCGTCCCGGCGATGCTCATGGGCCGCCGGGCCGCGGCCTCGACCGCCAGCGAGGCGATCGTCCTCGACGGGCAGTCGAGCGTCGCGATCGACGTGGAGTTCATCGAGGGGCCAGCGTGACGACCTGGAAGTACATGGCGCAGCGCGCGACGACGAAGCAGTGGCTGCACACGGACCTGCCACTCCTTCGCCGTGACGATCTCGAGCACGCCCTCTCTGCTGCTGGCTCGTTCCGCGCGACGATCGCCCCGGACCTCGGGAACATGGCCGCCCCGGACGGCCGCCCCCTGTTCGAGAAGCTCTCGACGATCCTGTACGCGGTCGCCGACGGAGCGATCCGCTGGTGCGGCTACGTCGAGCGCTCCGGTTGGGACGGTCAGGCGTGGTCGATCGAGGCGGCGTCGTTCGGCGCGTACCCGCACCGGGTGCCGTACGAAGGCGAGTACCGAGGCGTGAAGGTCGACCCGGCCGACGTCATGCGGGAGATGTGGGCTCACCCGCAGTCGTACCCGGACGGCAACCTGGACGTGCAGGTGGTGGGCGCGACGCCGATCAGGGTCGGAACCGACTCGGAGCTGAAGCTCGCCGCAGCCCAGGCGAAGCTCGACGCCGCCGCGGCGGTGTACAAGGCCGAGAACGCCGAGCTCGCGCGCCTGCGCGACGTGGTCGCAGCATCGCGCAAGACGGTCACCGCTCGAATCGCGACCCGAGTGGCGCGCGGGCGGGACCGCACCGCCGCTAAGTCCGCTCTCGCGGCGCGGAAGCGCGATCTCACGGCAGCGAAGAAGACGAAGGACCCGGCGAAGATCGCGGCCGCCCAGGGGGCCGTGAACGACGCGACGGCGGCCGTGAACGCGGCGCAGGCGGAGTGGGCCACGGCAGACGCTGCGGTCCGCCGGCAGCAGGCGACCGTGAAGGCTCAGGCAGCGGACGTCACCGCGCAGCAGAAGGTCCGCGACTCGGCGATCAAGGTGCGCGACACCGCCAAGTCCGCAACGGACGCGGCAGCGGATCTCGTCCGTGAGGACGGCGGGGCGTACAAGATCCTCTGGTTCGACAACCCGAACTGCGGGAACGAGATCGACAAGGTCACGACGGCGACCCCGTTCGACTGGGTCGAGCGCCACTACTGGGGGACGAACGGCGACCCTGTGCACCAGATCGAGGTGCTGTACCCGCGCGCCGGCCGCTTCCGTGACGACCTGCGATTTGCGACCGGCGAGAACATCATCAAGCGGATCCAGCCGTTGGACGACGGCGACGGATTCGCGAACGAGGTCATCGGCCTCGGCGCCGGTGAAGGGTCGGGAGCGGTGCGGCGAACGATCGCTGTCCGGGACGGCCGCCTGCGGTCGCCCGTCGTCGTGTCCGACAAGGACGTGAAGTTCAAGTACCTGATGGACCGGCGGATTCGGGTCGAACTGGCGATCCGGAAGAACACGCTCACGATCCCGTCGATCGACGTCCGAGACCACCCGAACGCACCGATCGGCTCGTGGGCTCTGGGCGACGACATCCTCGTCAGCGCGACTCTGCCCTGGCTCAAGCAGCTCCGGATCCGTCATCGGATTGTCGCGTGGACCCAGCTCACGAACACCACTGCACGGCTCACCCTGCAGCGATCGGACTCATTCCAGTACGGAGGGTGACGTCATGCCCAGTGCCAACGAGCTGGCGGCCATCGTCTACGAACTGCGGCAGAAGGTGGCTGTCCTCGAAGGGTCCCGGCAGCTCGGGAACTCTACGATCGAGACCGCTGCCGGCGCGCTCGACGTCACTGCCGCAGCGGCGGCGGGCACGGACGCGGCGGCGGCGGTCCCCGACCTCGAGGAAGGCGTTGCGGCGGCGAACACCGGAATCGATGACGCCGCCGAGCAGTGGGACGCCTTCAACGATGACCTCGACGCTCGATTCGAGGACATGCACGCCGACCTCGATGGCGCGCAAGCCGACATCGAGGCCTCGATGGCCGAGATCGACACGACCTTCAGCACGCAGTACGAGGGGCTCTCGGGTGACGTCGACACCGCGATCAGAGCAGCAGGCAGCGCCAAGACAGAGGCGGAGGCTGCGTCCGAGGCCGCCCGCACGGCTGCAGGTCTCGCTGCGTCCAAGGGCGAGACGATCGTGCAGGTGTCGGCGCCGACGGGGTCCCGCGCGAACGCCGCGAACCTCTGGATCGACATCTCGACGAACGCCGACGGTGCCCCGAAAAACCAGCCGAACCGGTACAACCCGGACACGGCGAAGTGGGAGCCGATTACCGACGCGCAGACCGTCGCCGCCGCTCTGGCCGCCGCAACCGCGGTGACCGCCGCTCAGGCGGCGAAGGACGTCGCAGCGCAGGCCAACACGGCGGCCGGCGTGGCGCAGCAGACCGCGTCGGACGCGAACGCCGCCGCCCTCGCGGCCGCTGGTATCGCGAACGGCAAGGGCAAGGTCATCTACCAGGCGTCGAAGCCCACGGGCGCGAACGCTGCGGTCGGGAACCTCTGGATCCGCTCGAGCGACAACACTCCGTGGGCGTACGACACGTCGTCTTCCGACTGGGTGCAGGTCACCGACAAGGCCGCCACCGACGCTGCCGCCGCGGCCGCGGCCGCAAATCAGGCAGCGGTCGCTGCGTCTAACGCTGCGAAGGCGGCACAGGCGACCGCGGACAGCAAGCCGCTGATCCTGTTCTCCTCGACCGCGGGCCCGTCCGGCACCGCTCCCACCGGCACCATCTGGTTCCTCTGGGACTCCGCGAAGAACGTCGCCGGGCAGTGGCTACAGTCGGGCACCCTCGCAGCCCCGGTGTGGACGCCGCAGCAGATCCGGTCCGAGGTCATCGCGAACCTCGACGTCGCGAAGCTCACCGTGGGCTCGGCGGCAATCGCTGACCTCGTAGCGCAGAAGATCGCGGCGTCAACGGCGAACTTCCAGACGGCGAACGTGTCGAACCTGTTCGTCACGCAGGGCGCGACGATGTCGCAGGCGGTCATCGACTTCCTGTTCGTCAACGTCGTGCAGGCGAAGAAGATCACGGCCGGCATGATCGACGTCGACTCCCTGAACGGTGTGACGCTCGTCGGCGCGCTGATCAAGTCGGCAGCGAGCGGGCAGCGCGTCGAGATCACGTCCGACCGGGTCCAGTTCTTCACCTCCAGCAACGACTTCGCCGGCGCCATCTACGGCGCACCGGAGTCGAACGTGCCGGGCGCGGTCGGGCCCTCGATCTACCTCGGCGGTGTGAACGGCGTCGGCGGACACATCGGCGTCGGCGTCTTCACCGCCGGCAACGGCGACCGCATGGAGATGCAGACCAACGCGGCCGGCATCAGCCGTCTCTACGTCACGTCGATCTTCGACTCGTCCGCGCAGGGCAAGCCGATCGGTGGGGCGGCCACGATGCCGTCGACCTACGGCGGCGGGCAGGCCGCCCAGTCGATCGCGTCGGGCTCGTCGACGCAATACCTGCGGCCTGCGGCCACCACGGAGACCGCCAACCTGCGGAAGGTGATCTCAGCCACCGACTGCTACTGGATCGCACCGTTCACGGGGTTCTACGCGATCCACGTCGGCGGGGTCTTCTCCTCGGCGGCGAACGGCGCTCGTTCCCTCGAAGTGATGGCGGACGCAGCGATCATCGGCCGTGATGGAGACACCATCGCGGCCACCGCCGCGGGCCTGAACGTGGACCTCGGCATCCCGGTGGTCTACATCCAGACCGACCAGCGGATCCGACTCCGAGCGCAGCAGTCGAGCGGCGCGGCGATCAACTTCACGATCGACAGCCTCGCGATTCGGTACGTCGGCCCGGTGTGACGCTCAGTCGGCGCGGTGGGCGAGCCAGTCCTGCACCGTGCGGGTGCTGACCTCGCCCGCCTCCGCGATGACGCGAACGGAACCGCCGGCTTCGGCCGCCGCGACCACCGCGTCTCGCTGTTCGGCCTTCGCAGCCCGGAGCCCAGCGGCGGCTCGACGGAGACGCTCGAGCGAGTCGTCGTCGAGCTGCTTGCGGGGGCGCGGGGTCACAGCGACAGGATACGGGCCTTCCCCATTCGTGGTGGCACTGCTACGTTATGGCGTAGCACTTCCACCACGAAAAACCGCGCGATCAGGAGCGCAGAGAGACACCATGACGAAGACCATCCGCAGCCTTGCCCTCACCCTCATCACCGCGCTAGTCCTCGTGCTCGGCGTCGCCACGACCGCAGCCGGCGACGTGTCCCCCGCGAGGAAATCGCTACTCGTGATCGGGGACAGCTACTCCGCTGGCTACGTCGGGTACGGGTACGGCGCCGAGGGTTGGCCCGCGCGCCTCGCGAAGGAGTTCGACCTCGACCTGACGCTCAACGCGGTCCCGGGGACGGGTTTCGTCCGCACCACGAACGGTGAGCAGAACGCGTTCGCGAACCGCTGGCGCACGGGCCTGACTCCGACCACGGACTACGTGATCATCGCCGGGTCGCGCAACGACTGGAATCAGGACCCGCAGGCCGTGTACTCGAAGGCGCGGGCCATGGACGCCGCGATCCGGACCGTCGCCCCGAAGGCGACGATCCTCTACGTCGGCCCCATGTGGGGCTTCGAGGATCAGGGCTCCGCCGCCCAGCCACTCGAGGACGCCGTGCGAGCCGCCTCGTCAGCGGTCGGCGATCGCTTCGTGGACGGCTCCGACTGGCTGAACAGCCACCCGGACCTCGTCGTCCAGGGCCATCCGAACAACGGCGGGCACAAGGTCATCGAGGCGGAGATCGCGAACTCGTTCGCACCCCTCACCTAGCCAAGCCCGCAACCCAATCAAGAGCCGCCCTCCGGGGCGGCTCTCGTCGTTCCAGGAGCCCCCATGAAGTGGAAGTTCAGCAGCATCTTCAGCGTCGGCCCGTCGTCGTACGGGGACCGCCGCGGCATCGAGCAGTTCGTCACCAGCGCGCGCGTGGCACTGCAGGTGCTGACGATCATCGTCAAGTTCAACGTCTACCTCCGGCAGAAGGGCCGCACCGGCTCCCTGTCGGTGAACGAGGCCAAGCGCACCCGACCGCGGCAGTCGTACCTGTGGGCGAACCGGTTCGTCCTCGGCGTCGTCGTCGCTCCGCCGTTCACCTCGCCACACGACGAGGTCAACCACGGCAACGCGATCGACTTCGGCATCACCGAGGACGACGGCTCGAACCGGGCGCTCAGCCCGGACGAGTTCACCGTCCTGCACAACATCGTCGCCGCGCACGGCGGCACGTGGACCGGTGTCCGCTTCGGCGAGCCGTGGCACCACGAGATGGCGACCGCCGCC